TTATAATAGAACCTGTTGCATCGAGTTATGGTGCTGAGTTCTTTACTACCATAGATGATATTGTAAAGTTTTTAGACAAGCATCAATACTCTAACATCTATACTATGATTGATACTCATAATTTGTTTTTAGAGAATCAAGACCCTATTGAGAAGTATCTAGAGTATAAAGACTACATTAAACATATTCATGTAGCTGAAATCGGTTTAGGTGAGCTTAAGAACAAATCGTTCCATAAAAAGTTTGCTAAGACGTTAGAGAATTATGAATACGTTGTCACGCATGAGATTCGTGATAGAGATAATTTTATTAAGTCGTTAAATACATTTAAGGAAATATACGGATGAAAAAGACAGTAACTCTTCATTTTTATAATGAAGAATATATGCTGCCTTGGTGGTTGAACCATCATAAGAAAGTATTTGATCATGGTATCTTAATTGACTATCAATCTACTGATAGGTCTATTGAAATAATTAAAGAAATTTGTCCTGATTGGACTATTGTACCATCGCGTAATAAAGACTTTGGTGTTAATGCATTAGATGCTGAATTAATGGATATTGAAGCTACTGTAGAAGGGTGGCGAATGTCCTTATCGGTAACTGAATTCTTAATAGGTGATTTTTCCTTAATGGATGAAGTACCTAACAGTCAATTAGTTATTCCTACTGTTTCTTTTATTGATTGGAACCCAACAGGTTCTATGGATCAAAGTGTTGAGTTATGGAAACAGAATAATAAAGTTATTTCTTATGTTACCGATCCTATTTTTAGACATGCACGATCAGCTCATAACTTTGCATTAAAGTATCCTATTGGCGGTAGACATTTTCTTAAAGAAGATATTAATACTCACGACTTAGTAGTGTTTCATTTTGGTAATTGTATTTCGTCACCAGAAATGTTACAGCGTCGATTACAGATTCAGCATAGGATACCTCAAGGTGATAAACAAAATCGCTGGGGTCATAATCATTTTGGTTGGTTTGCAGAAGATAGACAATTAACTGAAGAACGGTTAATTGAGTACTACGAATCAGAAAAACATAAGATTACCGAGGCATCAGAATATATAAATAAATTTGGACTATAAGTCCATTTACACACATACACAAGGAGAACACACATGAGCAATATGTCACCATTCGAGATTCGTCTCGAACTACTTAAAATGGCCAAAGAGATTCTGGAACATGATCACTTTGGTAAACGTGAACAAATTTCTAGCGATTGGACTGTAAAAGTTGAGAATGCTCGACATGCAGGCGCAACACCACCCGATCATCCTGGATTTCCACCATATCCTACAGAAGCGGAAATTATTATTAAGGCTCAAACCTTAAATGGTTTTGTTTCACAAGTTCAGGATGTAAAAGTTACTAAGAAATCGTCCGCTTAGTATAAGGGGCTTCGGCCCCTTCAACAGGAGAATACACATGACACGCATCATAGCTTTATCTTTAGCTGCAGTTTTATCTTTATGTACCTATACAGGAGTTAGTGCTGTAACTAAACACAAAATTAAAACTATTAAAGAAACAGAGCACGTACAAAATAAATCACCAACACTTGCTCAACGTGAAAAACAATTAGCTTGTTTAGCTAAAAATATTTACTTTGAAGCTGGATCAGAACCCTTTGAGGGTAAAGTAGCTGTAGCTCAAGTTACACTTAACCGAGCTAAATCAGGAAAGTTTCCTAACGATATTTGCCAAGTTGTTTATCAAAAATCGGTAATATCAGAAAAGATGGTTTGTCAGTTTTCATGGCACTGTGAAAATGGGCCTGTAGTACGGTCTAAAGAAAAATATGTTGAGTCTATGGAAGTAGCTAAGAAAGTTCTATTAGAAGACTTTAGACTACCTTCACTTAACAAGGCACTGTATTTTCATGCTGACTACATCAAGAACCCACAATGGGGTAAACCAGTAGTAGCTAAGATTGGCCGTCATATATTTTATGGAGATAAAACGTGAGCTGGGAACAAGTAGTAGAACTAAAAAATCAACTACAAACATACTTTGAAAACTTACCTAAGGCAGTAGCGGACGTCTTTGCTTGGATAAGTATTGTTATCTTATGTTTAAGTAATGTACCAGGTTATTTTGCTCTTATGTCAGGAGTAACAGATAATACTCCACCCCTAGACATATCGCTATTGGTCTGGATTGGTCTATTGCTTTACTTTATTCGTTCTGTTATAATAAAAGATATGCTGAATGTATTGGCCATTGGACTTGGTTTTGCTATTCAAGTTATATTACTAGGAACTATTTTCTTTTTATGAACGATGAAGATCTAAAAGAACTAACTGACGCATTAGTAATTACAAAACGATTTAGATCACCTAATGAGTTTTCTATCTATATTGATGAGATGGTAAATAAACTACGTATTGGATATATGGAAGCGGTGATCAATTATTGTAATGAGATTGACATTGATATCGACAGTATCGGTCCTCTCATTAATCAAAAGCTCAGAGAAAAAATTCAGATGGAAGCAGAGTCTGCTAACCTAATGAAACCTCGCGGACACCTCCCAATATAATGGATAAAGCTTTCGAGGTCTATAGGTATTATCTAGCTTTAAGACTTCATTTTACTACAGATAAGTATGACGCTATTAAGCAAAGAGGCAAGGTGCGAGCTTCTAAACAAGCATTTGCCAAGCGTACTGATCTAATAGCTATACGTAAAATTGCTGAGAGTTATTCAGATAAAGATATAGTTAATTTTCTAGTAGCTAACTTTATTACTGGTGATCGATGGGGTGGAGTATTTGATACTGAAGCTAAAGAACGATTCATGAACTGGAAAAAACGTATCGAATCGTTATCTTATACGTTTGAAAAAGAGGTAAGTTATCTGCTTCTACAAATGGAAAAGCAAGGTAAATCGTTTGATACCATATTCGACTCATCTAAGAACGAGCACCCCTATATATTAAAGTCCTATCTAAGAGGATCTACTAGTATTGAAACACTAGTTATTTTAAATAACTTTTATAATTACGTAATTAAATTTGATAAAGAATATAACAATGATTTGATGTGGCCTGATATTTCGCGAATCATTAAAAAGTATTCACCATTTTTAAACGTACAACAAGAAAAGTATAATGGAATACTACGAAGAGCAATTGGACTTGAACCAGCATAGAATTACTGAGTTAGAGAAAAACATTAGTATTCTTCAAGAAGGACTAATGACAGTATCAGAACAAATTAGAGATACGCAACGATATCTAATCAAAGTTGCGCATAACCAGGCAGAGATAGCTAAAAGAATTTCATCTTGGCCTTACGTAGCAGTACCAGATGTTAAAGGGGACGATAATGTCTGAAATTTTAGTTTTAATTGTAGGGGTGTTTATTGGATGGATTGTACCATGTCCGCATAGGTTACAGATTCCCATCAATAAATCGATTATTTACATCAAGGAAAAAATTAACTTTTTCAAATGAAGAAGCATTCATCTGATTGGGACGGTGAGAAGAAACTACATAAAGTAGTAAAAGGTACCGATAAGACTAGCAAGCATCGCAATAGCATATATAATATGTTATCGGAGGAAGATGATTCAGACTTCGATAGCGATGATAGTGAGTTATTACGTAATTATAATCATTATGTAAAACAACGCTAATACAACGCATACATTTTATACAACGTTATACGGAGATACATATGGCATTAGACTTTTCTGCCCTGAAAAAGGGCCGTGGTAATTTCGACTCTTTAATGAAAGAAGTTGAAAAGATCGCCACACCACAAACTCAAGAAGCACAAAAAGATGATCGTTTCTGGTCTTTAGAAGTTGACAAAGCCGGAAATGGTTCTGCAATCATCCGCTTCCTCCCACCACCTAAAGGCGAAGACCTACCCTGGGTTCGTATTTGGAATCATGGTTTCCAAGGACCTACAGGTAAATGGTATATCGAAAATTCTCTTACTACCTTAGGTAAATCAGATCCAGTTTCTGAGCTTAATACTGAGTTATGGAATTCAGGCACCGAGGCTAACAAAGAGATCGCTCGTAAACAAAAGCGTCGTTTGGCTTATATTGCTAACGTGTATATTGTTAAAGATCCAGCTCATCCAGAGAACGAAGGTAAAGTGTTCCTGTATAAGTTTGGTAAGAAAATCTTTGATAAGATTAAGGACGTTATGCAACCTCAGTTTGAGGATGAAGAGCCAATCAATCCTTTTGACTTCTGGAAGGGTGCTAACTTTAAGCTTAAAGCAAGGAACGTTGAAGGCTATCGTAATTACGATAAGTCTGACTTTGAATCTTCTTCTCCATTAGCCGATGATGACGATATGGAAAAGATCTGGAATAAAGAATACTCGCTACAAGAGTTTCTAGATCCTAAAAACTTTAAGTCGTACGAAGAGCTTAAGCAGAAACTAGAGCAAGTTCTTTCTACTACCTCTACACTAGCTCCTAAAGCAGACAATGTAGATCTAGAAGAAGAGTTTGAGAAGCCTCGTCCTAAACCAGTAGCTAAGAAGCAACAAGAAGTAGATCTAGATGACGATGATGAATCGCTATCCTACTTCTCAAAACTAGCAAATTCTGATTAAAAAAAGGGCCGAAAGGCCCTTTCTTATTTCTGCTTATTGACTTGGTGACAACCGTCTTTTTCTTCTGTCTGACCTGGCTTACAAGGTCTCTTTACTACGGGCTTAATAGCAGGTGCAGCTGCTTCTTTTTTAGCAGGAGCTTTTTTAGGAGGAGCTTCAGCTGCGTTAACTTGAAATGCAAATAGTGCTAGAGATAAAATTAAATATTTCATTTTAGTATGTGCTTATTCTGGATTGATAACGATCCAAGGCTGAACCAGTATATTCAGGTCTTGGGGTGGACTTCATAGGTACATATGATGTATTATTGTTACTACTTGAGTTATTCATTATTACAGGGGCTGGTGAAGATTTAATGCCTGTTACTTCTCTATTTAGTTCAGTATTTTCCGTAGTAGCTTTAGCCATATCTATTCCAGTACTCTTGGCTACAGCAGGTGAAACATTAGATTGTAAATATCTGGCTTTAGCTTCTTTTTCTGCTGTAATTAATTCTTTCGCAGATAAACGTTCAGTATTTTCTTCACCTCGTCTTACTTTACCACCTAAAATAACTTCTTTTTCTTCTTGTAATAACTTTTGAAATTTAGGGTCTTTGGTAATATCTAAGTTAGAACTGCTTTTTGTTTCTCTTTGGGTTAATTCTTTTTTGGTTATTGTACCGGATATTGATTCTACTGGAGTTGCAGGTTGTGCACCTTGTTTTCTTAAATATTCAGAACGTCCTATCCCTAGCATTTTAGTATACCAAGGAGCATCTTGTAATGCTTTTTGTTCTTTTTCTTGAATAGCTCTGATTTGTTCAGCACTTTTACCTTCGTTAGCATCTAAAATTCCAGAAGCTAAAGCAGTATCGCCGCTCATAGCACCTAACATAGGATTTTGAGCGACAGCTTTTCTTAGCGGAGCTGCCGACTCCGTTGCAAGTATACCGGTAGCGCCTACAGTTGCTGCAGCACCTCCTAAAGCCACAGCTCCAAGTGTAGCCCCTGCTAGTAATGGAGAGCCAGCCGATGCTGTGCTTGCAGTAGTAGCAGTTTTAGGAATAGATGTGGGTGCTCTTTTTGACAATAAATCTAATAGTGTATCAGATAATTTACCAGTACCTAAATCATCTAGTTTAGAATATATCTCTTCTAGCTTTACAGTAACATTATCGTAAAATTTTTCTGTTTTTCTTCTTAAGCTAGATTCTTCATCAGATACTTCTTTAGGTGCTAATGCATCTTTAATATTATTTACTGAATTAAGTTGCTCTTTAGTGGTAGTTAGAAGCTCTTTTATTAATTCATTATTCTCTTTAAAAGAATCTGCTATACTTTCCTGTGCAGAAACTACATTATCAGCTTCTTCATTTTTAGATTGTTTTGCTTCAACATCTTTTAATTTTTCTTCGCCGGTTTTTATTTTAAAATTGGACAATGCAGTTTGTTCTTCATTTTTAGCTTGTACTAATTTTAAACGATCTTCAGATGTAGCTCCAAATCCGTATTTTGCACTTTGTGCAATATCAGCTTCAGCCGCTGCAATGCTTTTTTCTGCAGCAATTTTTTCTTCAAAAACTTTTTGACCTTGAACCTGGTACCCTCCGGCTGCTATTTCTTCTCTAGACATTCCAGTAGAGAATTTTCTATTTTGTTTTTGAAATTCTCTTGTAAATCTAATTGATTCAGCCGTAGCACCTGCAGGAGTATTAGCCACGTCTTTAAAGTAATCTATAGCTTTTTCTTTTCTTTCCTGGCCTTTAGCAGCTAGATTTTTTAATCCTTCTTGCATAGACTTTAAAGGATTACTTAAAAATTCAAACCCTTTATCAAATGTTCCTGCTAGTTTTTGCTCAAATGTTTTATAACTGCCTACTAATTCTTTTAAACTTTCATTGAAGGTTTTTTCTTCTTCTGGTACATTAAGCTTAGATAATTTTACATTTATAACATCTGAGATATCTTTAGGTACAACTTTTAATTGCTCTTTATTACCGATAACAGCTTTTTCTATTTTTTCTAAATTTTCTATTACTTTATCAAGCTGCTGTTCCCTCTTGTCATTATCTTCACCTGCAACTTCTTTTTCATATTTTACTTGCAAAGTTTGAAGCAAGAGATCGGTTTTATTTTGATCTCTCATCTTTTCTAATAAGCTTTTAAGCGTGCCTTTTGAATCGTCCATTTACATATTCTTTGCGTTTTGTTTTAAGATTTGTAATCTATTATTCTCATTCTTAATGTAATCAATTAATAATGAAACATATATTTCCCTTTCCCAAGGCATCATATTCTCTAATTCTGTTAAGTTATAATTATGATGTTGCATCAATGAAAAATTTAATGTAAAATAATTAACTAAATTTTCCTGGGAAAGGGTTATACGAAAAAATTTGCTAATCCTTCTAATCGCGATACATTATGGCGACCGCATTTATCGCAATCTGTTTTAATTTCTTGTACTACTTTAGGTGCATTTACAAAAAAACTTTCAATTTTTTCAAACTGTTGTTTAGTCAGCGAATTTAAAAATTCTTCAATTTCATCCCTAGTGTAATCTTCGGTACTATAATAATTAACTTCATCATAAATCGCAGTGATACAATTTATTACTAAATCAAAAATCTCTTCAGGTTTATCAGCAGAAAAAATATTAATTACATCATCAAATTGAGGGTACGACATTTCTACACCAATAGTATCTGTAACCATAATCTTATTACTATGGTCCGGTGCTTTTTCTACTTTTAAATCTTCAATATTAAAAGAGGTTTCTATTTTATTTCCGCAGTCACAATTAACAACTACTTCTACGTTTTCACCAATAGACTTAGCTCTAAGATTTAAAAAAATATATTCTACATCAAAATGAGGAAGCTTAGATATGTTAAGCTTATTGAATGTACAAGCGTCTACTAATTCTCTAATAATTCTTCCAGCTTCATTATCATCTGCACCAGTCATAGATAAAAGCACTTTATGCTCTTTAACTAAAAAAGGTCTATAAGTTACTTTTTGTCCTGTTGAAGGTAAATTCAATTCATAGGTAGGGGTACTTAATATAGGTAATGACATAATATCTCCAAATTATCCGCTTAATCCATTAACTCCAAATGACATGTCTTCGTTAGTAGTACCTGGGTTATACTGTCCAGTAGGTGTAACGTTTTTAAGTCTAGGTGTTGTAGAAGGTCTATTATTAATTCTATTATCTTGTCTAGGTACTTTAGGTGATCTAATTACTTGCGGTACATCTATAGCTTGATTAGGTTTCTTTAAAACGTTTTGCCAGTATCTATAAGCAAACAAAACATTTAAACGATGAGTTTGATTTGATGCACTATGATTAAGATCCATTAAGTTCATATTTCTAGGAAACGCTTCTATCAGTTCAATTTCATAAGTAATATTATCTTGCTCATCTAATTGTCTTATATTAATTGTAGTAGCATATTCTTCTTGATAACCAATCGTATAATTATTTCTATTTACTATTAAATGCATCCAGTCTTCAAAAAAGTTTCTGACAGCCATATTTCTATCAACGTGAAAATTTAAAGAAATACCTTCACCACCATACTCAGATGCAAACGGTCTTTGATAACTAGGACCAAATATTTTTTGAGTTTTAACCGCAATGTTAAACATAGGAATGCTAGTCTGTTCAACATATAAG